TAAGAAGCGCGTAGAGGCCGCTACACGCGGGGAAGTAGTCCCTGGCAAGCCGGACATTGATAACGTGGCAAAGCTCATTCTGGACGCTTTAAACGGGGTTTGCTTTGAAGATGATAAACAGGTGGAAATGCTGAAGGTGACAAAGAAGTACGGCCAGCCGTTGTTATTGGTTCAAGTGGAAGCGGAGATATGAAACCGGTCACAGTCAGAAACAAGGATCTTAGAAAGTTTGCCATACTACCAATAAAGGCAATCACAGATCCACAAGTAACGCGCACAACCGCGCTTTCTGTGCTGGCTGCGCTCTGTTCTTATTGCGACGAAACCGGCTGCACATTCGTAAGCCAGGCCCGCTTGGCAAGCGATCTCGGTATCTCTCGGCAAGCAGTCAACAAACAGCTAAGAAAGCTGAGAGACTTAGAATACATTGTCAGAGCCAAGCAGCGGTACAAAGGACAGACAACCACCACATATAAGGTCATTTATGACGACATCAAAACAGAAGAAGAAGCACTCGCAAACCTATCACCAGCAGAGAGAATAGGCTTGGAAGAAAGACGTGAAGCACTACGCCAACAAATGGAAAAGAAACCAAGCAAAGTAGTCAATCTGCCTGTGGATAAGTCTGTGGATAACTCACAAGACATAGGTAACGTGTCAACCCCAGAGGTTTCAGGGGGTGAAACTTCTGAGGTTGCAGGGGGTGAAACTTCTGAGGTTTCACTAAACAAACCATATAACATACCAGTTAACAGTATAAGTGATGTAAGTAGACAGTGTTGTTCTTTGTTTTTAAGAGTTGCTGAAAGTTATGGAACTCCAAGACAAGTGAATGACAGGGACTATCAGGTCATGGAAAGTTGGGTGCAGGACGGGCTAACAGTCAAGCAATGGGGTGAAATACTGGAAGGCCATGCCAAATGGTGTCACGCTAACCGCCGAGACTACCCGCGAGGCATTGGATGGTTTGCAGTGCCAGTGCAGAAAAAGATAGGAAAGCGGGCAAAAAAGACCGGTGATGCTGCATCAAATACAATCAAAGGTGTAGTAAAAAGGTTAAGTGTTTGATATTGCTACATAATAAATTTAACATAATGTGTATTATGCGCTAAATCGTTTTAGATCCGGCCAATCTGGCGGGTTCAGGCCAAATCCGCAAATCCAGCCGACCACCCCTTGCCCCCCACCCCCCGCGCGTGTATGTGCATACCCCCACATAAATATTTTCTGGTTTTTTTCTGGACGTTGTGTCATAAGTGTTTTTATCAATTAGGAAGGATTGAGAAATGAAGAAGAGATTTAGCGTAGTTCAGGCTAAGAAGAGCCGTGATGGTGACAAGACTTTTTGGCAGCGTCATGGAGTTGCATTCAGCAGCAGCAAGGGTATCAGCATAAAGCTTGAGAGTTTGCCATTACCTAATTCTGAGGGTGAGGTTTGGCTGAGTTTATTTGAGGATGATGGTAAGAAGGGTGGCGGTGGTAATGTTCCTGCGCCTGATTCATCTGGCTTAAATGACGAGATCCCCTTTTAGGGATGGCGAGAACCCGACAAACGCCTATTGGTCGGTTCGGCGGTGTACGTTTAGCGCAGCGCCGGATCAAGACCAGTGAGACTTTGGAGAATAACAAAGAGGCGGTTGCAACGGAGTTGATTGCTCTTGGCACGACTTCGATTACTGAGATTATGAACTTGGATGGTTCTATGAAGCCGGTTGATGAAATACCGGACTATGCGTTGCGGGCGATTAAGAAGATCACGCCTATGCCGGATGGTCGGGTATCTATTGAGATGCACGATAAGGTTTCTGTTCTGCGCATCTTGGCGAAGGCCGCGGGTTTCTTGGATAGTCCTGAGAAGGAAAGTGATAAGCCTTCGATTGTTGGGATCAACATGAAGGGGCCAGCCATAGAGGCGGAGGTTATTGATGAACCGGACGGAAAGAATTGAGAAACTTGATAAGTTGGCAAAAGCCGCGGGTGTAAACTTGGAAGGCTTTGAAGAGGTGTATGGGCATGAAGCCAAAATCAAAGAGCTAGAGGCTCAAGTTGGTGGATTGCTGAGAGTCGTGGGTGATAAGCATGACGCACTCTGTCGGATTGATGAACTAGAGGCGGCCCTAGAAGAAATCGAGCGCGTTGCCTTGGTTAGCGAGGGCGTAGAGTTCTATGCAATGGTGGCGCGTAAGGGTTTAGACGGAGAGTTTGATTATGACGGGCATACCCAGCCTTGATTTAAACTTTGAGAACAGTCCGACTGTTTGGAAGTTTCTGCACGACGATAGCTTTGTCCGTGGGATGATGGGGCCGGTTGGGTCTGGTAAGTCTTATGGGTGTGCGGCTGAGATTATGTTACGGGCGGTGCGTCAAAAGCCCAGTCCGCGGGACGGGATTAGATATTCTCGGTTTGTGATTGTCAGAAATACCTATCCTGAGCTGAGAACAACAACGATTAAGACTTGGCAAGAATTGTTTCCAGAGGATGTTTGGGGCGGTATGCGTTGGCAACCGCCTATTTCGCACCACATTCGGATCCCGACGAGAGAGAATATACCTGGCATTGATTGTGAAGTGATCTTCATGGCCTTATCTTCTCCGCAAGATGTCCGTAAATTGCTATCACTGGAACTCACCGGCGCATGGGTGAATGAGGCAAGGGAACTGCCAAAGGCTGTTATTGATGGATTAACCCACAGGGTTGGGCGATACCCCACAAAAGCGGACGGCTCTCCAACATGGTATGGCATTTGGATGGACACAAACCCACCGGACAACGACCATTGGTGGCACGATTTAGCTGAGAAAAATCCTATTGGTGGCGCATATCCTTGGACGTTTTTCAGACAGCCAGGCGGTGTTTTGCCGGTTGAGGGGAAAGATGTGCCGGAGAATGCAGAGGCTAAGGGTCATGTGTTTTCAGGTGGCAAGTGGTGGAAAACCAATGAGGGCGCTGAGAATAGAAACAATCTTCCGCCAGGCTACTATCAACAGCTTCTAGGCGGAAAGAATACTGACTGGATTCGCTGCTATGCGCAGGGAATGTACACGTTCGTTCAGGAAGGAAGGCCGGTATGGCCTGAATATGACGATGAGTTAATGAGCGGAGATGTTGAGGTTGATCCGTATTACCCTATTCAGATCGGCGTTGACTTTGGACTTACGCCCGCGGCCATCTTTGGGCAGAGAACGCAAGCCGGATCGTGGCGCATTTGCGATGAGCTAGTAACTTTCGACATGGGGCTTGAGCGGTTTGGTCAAGAAATAATAGGCCGAATTGCTGAGAGATATTCTAAGCACGATATTTTGATCTGGGGGGATCCGGCAGGGAATAAGCGGGATGAAATTTATGAGGTTACGGCCTTCGATCATCTAAGATCACTCGGATTTAAGGCGCAGCCAACAGAAAGTAATGCCTTTCAAGTTAGGCGAGAGGCGGGGGCCAGCCCAATGGGGCGGTTGGTAAATAGCAAACCTGGCCTGATGGTTGATAAGAAATGCCTCAGATTGCGCAAATCTCTGAGTGGCGGATACTTTTTTAAGCGGCAAAGCATGGGCGCTGGGCAAGAACGGTTTAAAGATACGCCGGTGAAAAACGATCACTCCCACTGCGGCGATGCTTTTGGGTATCTTATGCTTGGTGGCGGAGAGCAAAGACGGTTACGCCGCGGCAATTACGGCAATTCCTTCTCAGCAAAAAGTTATTCCGCCGATACCGAGTTTAGCGTTTTTTAATGAGCTTAATACAGCTACCAAACTTTCAAATGCGGACTGATGAGCAAATCGTGCCGCTAACCATTAATCATCTCTACAGCATAGAGCTTGGGCCGCATGAACAAGAATATGCTGAACATATTCCGTATTATCGGGATTATGTTTTTGATAATTCCGTTCTCGGATGGTCGTGGGCCGCTATTGGTCGGGGTAAGGTTGTCGCGGCGTTTGGCGTAAGAGATGTTTGGCCTGGCCTTGTCGAAGCGTGGCTTGTACCAAGCAAAGGCTTAGATAGGCATTCTAGGACAACTTTAATCGGAGCAAGGACACTTTTGCGTGAAGTGATGTCTGATACTGATATCAGACGTATGCAAATCTTCGTAAAAGTGGGGAATGACCGCGCATTAAGGTTTGCTAAGGCGCTCATGTTTGAGGTAGAGTGCAAGTTAAGAAAGTTTGGCCCAGAGGGGGCGGACTACTATTCAATGGCGAGGTTTGAGTGATGGCGGGCATAGGCGGAAGCAGCAGACGATCAGAGCCAACAGTCGCAGAAGCAAGGGCTGAAGAGGCTCAAGAGAGAGCGGCGGAACGTGCTGAAACACAAGAATCCACTGAAATGAAAGCAGCACAGGAAAGAAGGCAATTATTGCGCCGTGGCGGTCTAAGATTGCTATTCTCACCGGCTCGACTTGAAGGCCCAGGCGCACAGCAAACAAGAAAACTCGGCGGAGGAGCCTGATATGCCAAGGGGCGGCACTCAGCCAATCAGATCCGCGACAAAGAAAACCACCTTCGGATCTCGGATTAAAGATGATTTTCTTATGGATATCGGAGAAAAAGAAAAAACTCCTGAGTATAGATCTCGGCTGGCAGAACGGACAAGGCGCAGCCGCGAAGCAATGAAAAACCTTAAAACCAACAAGGGCAATAAGACAAAGCGCAAGACTGCGCGTATGGTTCTTGATGAAGAACGCGCGGCAAAACTAGCAAAAGAACGCGTTGAAGGACAAAAAAAGCGAAAGGCGTTTGAAAAAAAGCAGGGTGAAAAATACGCCCGCCGCCGCCGTTTGCTTCTAAACATTTAACAGGATGGGGCATGGTAAAACAAGCGTTTCAAAACCCAAAGGGCGGTCTAAATCGTAAAGGACGCGCCTTCTTCAAAAGGTCGGAGGGGGCTAACCTCAAACCACCAGTGAAGAAAGGCGATAATCCCCGCCGAGCGTCCTTCCTCGCTAGAATGGCGGGGAACCCTGGGCCGGAGCGAGACAGCAAAGGCCGACCGACTCGCCTATTGCTCTCGCTTCGCGCCTGGGGCGCTTCATCCAAGGCTGATGCTAGAAAGAAAGCAGGGGCCATAAGTAAAAGGAATAAGGCAAATGCCTAAGCTATCGACTAGAGAAGTCATTGCGCGAGAAGCAAAAGCACAAGCCCGCAAGGATGAATGGCGCACAATCTACGAAGATTGTTACGAGTTCGCGTTACCACAACGAAATCTGTACAACGGGTACTATGAAGGCAGAACGCCAGGCAAATCAAAAATGCAGCGCGTCTTTGATAGCACCGCGATGTCATCAACCAAGCGGTTTGCAAATCGTCTGCAATCTGGCTTGTTCCCACCCAATAGGCATTGGTGTAGACTAGAGCCAGGCATGGCGGTTCCAGAGCAAGACAAACCTAGAGCGCAACAGATCCTTGACGCCTATGTTGATATAATGTTTGACCAACTACGCCAAACAAGTTTTGATCTGGCAATGGGGGAGTTCTTACTGGATCTTAGCGTTGGCACAGCGGTTATGATGGTAATGCCAGGCGATGAAGTTACGCCGATCCGCTTCTTAGCTATCCCACAATACCTAGTTGCCATCGAAGAAGGCGCGCATGGTATGGTGGATAATGTTTATAGAAAGCTGCGCATAAAAGCGGAATCAATCACCCGTGAGTTTCCAGACGTACAAATGACTCCTGAACTTCAAGACGCAATAGATCGTCGTGGCTCTGAGGATCTTGATTTGTTTGATGCGGTTATTTTCGATCAGGAAACAGGCCGATATCATTATCATGTTGTTTGGCCGTCAAAGTCACAGGAGATCGTCTATCGTGAAATGCCGTCCAGCCCGTTCATTGTTGCCCGCTTTAGCAAAACAGCCGGTGAGGTTTATGGCCGTGGCCCATTGGTTGACGCGATTGCTGACATTAAAACCCTTAATAAAACGCTTGAGCTTGTTCTAAAGAATGCCAGCCTATCTATTTCTGGCGTTTATTTGGCTGCTGATGATGGTGTCCTTAACCCTCAAAATATTAAAATACAGCCTGGCGCTGTTATACCAGTTGCTCGGAATGGCGGGCCGCAAGGCGCATCCTTAGCACCATTGCCAAAGGCCGGTGACTTTAACACAAGCCAAATTGTTATTCAGGATCTTAGGGCGAACATTAAAAAGATCTTGATGGATGATACCCTACCACCGGACACAATGTCAGCAAGATCGGCCACAGAGATCGCACAACGTCAACGTGAGCTTGCATCAAATCTTGGCTCCGCCTTTGGCCGGTTAATGACAGAAATAATGAATCCTCTTGTCTCTCGGATTTTGTATGTCCTTGATCGACAAGGCTTAATCAATATGCCACTCAAGGTTAATGGCGTTCAGGTTAAGGTTACGCCGGTATCGCCTTTGGCCGAAGCTCCCAAGATGGAAGAGGTAAACCATCTTTTAAGCTTTATGCAGATTGCAAACTCTATGGGGCCAATGGGGCAATCAATTATTAATGTGCAAGAAAGTGTTTCTTTTATTGCTGAGAAGATGGGAATTGACCAGCGTGTGCTTAATACGCCGGAAGAACAGCAAATGATGATGCAACAAATGCAGCAAGCTATGATAGAACAACAGCAGCCTATGCCCACTGATGAAACAGTAGCAGAGGCCATGCAATGAATTCGCCAGACGGTTGGGAAGGAATAAGTCAAGCGTTTGTCGAACCGCCAAAGGCGGATGATCTGGACATTCTTTATGGACGGGTCTTTAAATCTGAGGAAGGTCAGAAGGTGTTACATCACCTGAGACAGATAACCATTGAACAACCATCTTGGTATCCAGGCGAGGATCCCAGTCACGGCTTTGTGAGAACAGGCATGACTGAGCTTGTGCGCCTGATTGAGCGCAGGGTGGGAAGGAGTAATAATGTCTGAACAAGCTGAAGTAATCGAAGCATCTGAAGATGCGCCCTTGGTAAGCTTTGAAAAACCAGAAGAGCAGCCCCAAGAGCAAGAGCAAACATTTCAACTACGTCCTGAAGAGAACGCAGAAAATGAAACTGAAAATGATGAACCCTTGGAACGTCCTGATTTTTATCCTCAAAAGTTTTGGGATGATGATGGCCCTGATATTGAAAACTTGGCAAAGAGTTACTCGGAGCTTGAAAAAGCATTTAAGGCTGGCAAACACAAAGCGCCTAAAGATGGCTACGAAACTTCGGATCTTGTGGATAAAGGTCTTGACTTGGAGGATCCTAGCGTTGTGGCGTTTCAAGACTGGTCTGAAAAATATGGGATTTCGCAGCAAGCTTTTGAAGAGCTTGCGGGCCAAGTCTTGGAGTTTTCGCAAACCGGCGAAGAAGCCATAGAGTATGATCGCAAACAGGAAATGAACAAGCTTGGTGAGCGCGGTCAAGAAAAGATTGCGTACCTTGAACGCCACATTACCCGCGCGTCACTGACGAACACAGAGCGGGAAGCTTTGGCATACAGCCTCAATAGCGCTGATGCGATCAATGCAATGACCAAGTTTATTCAGGGTTATACGAATGAAGGCATACCGACCACGCCGGTTGTAGACACGCCGGAAATGACAAGAGAAGACCTTGCATCAGCAATTGCGGATCCTCGTTGGCAGACTGATGCTGCTTGGCGCACAAAGCTAGAGAAACAATGGGCCGCAGCAAATAACTAGATTTTGTTGCAATCACTACATTTTGCGTGTATAGGCACATTAAGGGCTAACCGCTGCGCGGCCCCTTAATGTGGTAAACCACTGGTGGGCGCGACCACTTTCGCGCAAGCGACTGCCCGATTACATCGGCTAACAGTAAGCGTTTTGAGTTGAAACCTAATAGGAGGCTTCTGCTATGGCGCAGAGTATTACTACTGCCTTTGTAACCCTTTTCGATGAAGAGGTAAAACAGGCATATCAAGGCGAGGCATTGCTTCGCGGCACAATGCGGACACGCACAGGTGTTCAGGGCAACACAGTAAAGTTCCCAAAAATCGGCAAAGGTGTTGCAACAGTTCGTGTTCCACAAACTGACGTAACCCCATTAAACGTAACCTATAGCCAGGTTACTGCAACAATGTCAGATTATATCGCAGCAGAATATTCTGATATCTTCCATCAATCACATGTCAACTTTGATGAGCGCCGTGAATTGGTGCAAGTTGTTTCAAAGGCGATTGCTCGCCGTATGGATCAGCTTTGTATCGACGCACTTAATGCGGCATCTGCGCCTTCAACAGTTGCGACAGGTATTGGCGGATCTACCTCAAACATGAACATTGAAAAACTTCGTGCGGCTGCAAAAGCGCTGAACGATAAAAACGTACCGTCTGAAGGCCGTCAACTGTTGATGCACTCTTCCCAGCTTGATGCGTTGCTCGGTGAAACAGCAATCACTTCAAGCGATTTCGCGTCAGTTAAGGCTCTTGTCCGCGGTGAAATTTCTTCGTTTATGGGCTTCAACATTATCACAATGGGTGATCGTGATGAAGGCGGTGTTCCTAAGCCATCTACACGTTCGTGCTTTGCTTGGCATAAGGACAGCATGGGTTATGCGGAAAGTATCTCCCAGAAGTCAGAAGTAAACTATATCCCAGAGAAAACATCGTTCCTCGTAAGTTCAATGTTCTCAGCGGGTGCGGTTGCAATTGACGATGAAGGCATCGTTAAAATTAGTTGTACAGAGTAAGGAGACTGATGAATGGCTTATTCTAGCACTGGTTTTGGGACTGGGGGACCATCTAAAAAAGGTAATTCCCCTGTTATCTACACATACCAAACCACTGATGCGATTGCGGATGTAAACACAGAAGGTTATTTCAACGACCTGTCAGACACTCTGGCAGTTGGCGATTTGATTTATGTTGTGTCATCTACCGGCGGCACAAGGGTCAGCACACTGACACAAGTGCTGTCTAACGCAAGTGGTGTTGTTGACGTTGCTAACGGCACAACATTGGCTGCAACGGACGGTGATTAATTTCTCCCTGAGGGGCTGGGCGACTGGCCCCTCTTAAACTCTTGGAGGACTATGATGGCGTCCGGTGATACTGATGTTTCTGTTTGTTCTGCCGCGCTAATACTGTTAGGCGCTTCTAAAATTACATCGCTAAAAGATACAGATGATGTTTCTGTTGCTTGTAATAGTTTATATTCAAATTTAAAAAATTCCTTACTTAGTACATATCAATGGTCTTGGACTTTAAAAAAACGAAAACTTACTAAATTATCAACAGACCCGCTTACCGAATGGGACAACGCATTCTTTCTACCTAATGATATGTTGTCGGGTGTTTTGGCTGTTTTTGAAACAACTGGGAATACCGAAAGACCAATCCGCTATGGATGGGAAGTCTACGGCAATCAATTGTTTTCTAACCTTGATACGGTTTACATTGATTACCAGGCAACCATTTCAGAATCCAGAATGCCATCATACTTTATTAGATTGCTGCAATTAGCAATGGCGGCGGAATTGGCAATTGTTATAACGGATCAAGCAGCAAAGGCAGAAAGTTTTCGTATGCAAGCTTTTGGTTCGCCATCGGGGAATGGCCGCGGTGGTGAAATGAGAAAGGCTATGAACATTGACGGGCGTGGACAAGCAACGCAAATTATTGAGGATTATTCTCTTATTCAAGCGAGGTACTGATGCGAATTAATCAATATCAGTCTAACTTCTCTACTGGAGAAATAGATCCCCTTCTACGGGCCAGAACAGACCTTCAACAATATCAGAACGCTTTGGAAGAAGCGACAAATGTAATTGTTCAACCACAAGGCGGCATTAGCCGTCGGGATGGATTAGAATTTATTTTTAACTTCGGATCAACTTTTACAGCATTTAAGATTATTCCTTTTGAGTTTAGCGTAAACGACAGCTATTTATTGGTTTTTGTTGTTGGCCGAATTTATGTTTTTAAAAACAGCATACGCCAGTATATCGGCACTGTTGGATATATTGCGGCCTCGGACATTACAGCGGCAATGCTTGATGAGCTTGAATATACGCAAGCTGTAGACACTCTAATTCTTTGCCATGAGGATCTTCAAACAAAACGCCTTGTGCGAAACTCTGATACATCCTGGACGTTTGAAAACCTACCTATTACAAATACTCCGCAATACGCCTATGCTCTTGATGAGCATTCTCCTAATTTTGACATTACGCCCAGCGCGACAAGCGGTAATATTACAATTACTGCGTCAAGCGTAACAAGTGACACGGGGACTGCGCAGGGTGGCGGCGCAAGCACGATAACCTTAAAATCCAGCACAAACTATTCTTCTGATGATGATCCCAATGGTATGTGGGTAACGCTGACATCTGGAACAGGTTCGGGGCAAGAAAGATATATTTCTGACTATGTTGCTTCAACAAAAGTGGCGACTGTTTATCCCGCGTGGACTACTCAGCCGGACGCTACCACTGGCTATAAAGTTGAGGCTTTTGCTGCTTCAGCGGTTGGCAACTATGCTCAAGTAACAAATACTTTTGGCCGTGTGAAATATATTGAATTCTCAAGCGCAACGGTAATGAAAGCTTTAGTCGAAGTCCCGTTTTTTGACACAAGCGCTGTTGC